GAAATGAAAAATCATAAGTATATAACTGAAGATATCTTAGGCAATATAACGCTTGAACCAACTTTTATATATACTATGGAAAATCGCTTCAAATCCAATTTAAGTGAGGTTATTAATTTTTTAGCAAACATAACTTCAAATATCATTTAATTTATTCAGCTAGTATCTTTTGATACTAGCTGAGTTTTTCTCCATCCTTGCTATATGTGCCGATTTCTTTCATCACTTTTGCCGCACATTCCATAGTTACTCCCCACTTAGTTCCATCAAAATTAATCTGTATAAACTCTATTCCTGCTCCTATTGGCTTTCCATTAAGTAGAAATATCTTATTCTGTGCATCTACATACAAACTTTCTAATTTATCTGGAAGCTCCGTTATTGATTGTGTCTTCACACTCTTACCTCCCTGTTCTATTACTTAATATGAAATATCTTGTTAATAACAAATCTTGAACATTCATCTAACTCTTTGTTAGTTGGGTGAATGTTTTTTCTTATCAAGTAATTCGATAATATCAGTTTATCTATTCTGTTCTTTATCCAACCAACAGCACATATTAGTGTTGTAGTCATAAATAGCAAATTCATATTCTCACCTCTTTAACCAGATAATCACCAACACTATTGTTGAAAAATATATTTGGAAGTTTGGATGTCTCTCCCTGAATGGTATCCTTATAACTTCATAATGCTTAATGCCAGATACTTTCATTTTCTTTATAGCTGATACTTCCTGTATAAATGTCTTGGCTTTCTCTTCTATGAATGGTTCATAACTACGGATAATGTACTTATATGTTTTCTTTTCAATAGCTCTCACCTCCTTGTATGTTACTTACTTTAAATAATTCTTGAACTTATGTTCAATTTTTGTTAACATTAACTTGTCCTTATCGGGCAGGAAAGGAGACTCTATATGCTACTTATAGAAAAACTTATCTGCCCTGTTCTTTTTAGTTAAGGTTGCAATTGTGGTTACCCAAAGCACGTTAAACTGGGGTATAATGTAATAATTGATATGGCGTAACAAATGCTCGCAAGAGTAACGGGTTGGAACTGGTTAATAAATCCTCACCATATCGGGATGTTCCTTGATTTCCACCAGCTAATGGGCAGGTAATTAATGCTGAACTAAAACAGCATAAGTGGTGGAATACTTGATAGAAACACTTAGCGTTATTATGTGTGATGAAAATCTGCAAAGTATAAAAAGTAAAAAAATTTAGCACTAAACTGTTAGAGATAACGCCTCTGACAGTTTTTTGTTTTATTACGAATTTCTTATAAAAAAATACTTTACTATTTCCTTATCTTCTATTTTCAACAACTCTTTCGCTTTGTATATTTCACTCTGTGTCCATTGTCTTACGCCTGTAAGTTTTAGCGATACACTTCTTTCAGATAATCCCATTTTTTTTGCAAAACTAATTTGATTTCCATATATCTCTTTAATTCGATTTTTCAATTTTTGATTATCGAATTTCACATTTAAGCCTCCTTATTTTGTTGCACAATGCAACTTTCTTTGTAAAAAAAATATATTTCAAATTCTGTAGGCTTAATTTTTAATAAATCGCATATCTTTTCAGCTTCATCTAAGTCCATCGGTCTTATATTATTAATTTTTTGATTTGCTGTCGATTGTGCTATATTAAGTACTTTCGCTACATCTTTTTGGGTGAGCTGTAATTCAGCCATACGTCCTTTGATTTTATTAGTATTAATCAACTCTTAAACCTCCTTTCGACATTCGCATTGTAGCATTGTGCAACTCAACTGTCAATAGCATTGTGCAACATTTTTTCTATTTTTTTATTTTATATATTGCACTGTGCAATAGTTTGATATATAATACGAGCATAAGGAGGAGCTTCTTAATGAATAATATTGAAATAGGAAAAAGAATACACAACGCACGTACTTTAAGAAAATACACGCTTGATGAAGTAGCTAAAAAAATTGGTGTTGCTAAATCTACGATACAACGATATGAAAATGGTAAAATAACAAAAATTAAACTACCTGTTATTGACTCTATTGCCAATGCCTTAGCTGTAAACCCAGCTTGGTTAGTCGGTAAATCAGAAGAAATGGAAATACACACTTCCATTAATTCTTCTAATAAAATTCTACAATACTATAACGTACTCAACGACCTTGGCAAAAAAGAAGCAACTAAACGTGTTGAAGAACTAACATATATTCCTTTATATAATCAGGATACTAATTTATTAGATGCAGCTCATTCTCTTAAGAACGCAACCAGCGAAGAGAATGCTAACGATGACGATATTATGAATGATGAGAATTTCTAAATAAAAGAGGGGATAAATTTGAATTACGAGGAATTACTTATTGAAGCTGATAGCAATAATCTGATTGCAAAAGAAAAACCTCTGCTCGCTAACGCAGGAAGAATTAAAGGAAATCGTATTGCTATCAAAAAGGACTTACCTACACAGACAGAAAAAGCTTGTGTCCTTGCCGAGGAACTTGGACACTTCTACACTTCCACTGGCAATATATTAGATATGTCAGACACTTCTAACAGAAAGCAGGAATTAAGAGCTCGCCTATGGGCTTATAACAAACAAATAGGCTTAAGAGGTCTAATTGATTGCTATAAAGCCAATTGTAAATCTATTCACGAAATGGCTGAATATCTTGATGTAACGGAAGAATTTCTGCTAGAAGCCATTGAGTGCTACCGCTCAAAGTATGGGGTGTATGCTAAATTAGATAATTATTTTATTGGCTTTATACCTACTTTATACATTATAGAAGAATATATGCAGGCTACAGATTAACACTATGATTAGGAGGTATTACTATGAGTGAAAAAGAACAAATTGGACATATTATTAAAATAATTGATGAGTATAGCGTTATCATTGATTTAGGCAATAATATTGTTAATAAAAATGATATGGTCTATATATATGAAAAAAACAACGCTGTAAAAGATTTAAAAGGTAATATTATTGGCAGATACGATATATGTAAAGGAAAACTTTGTGTTACTGAAGTATATAATAATTTTTCAGTATGTGAAGCACTCCCATCTGTAACTGATAAATATACTGCACTTTATAATCATTTAGCTCTATCACCTCTTTTAGAATCTTCAACTAAAAGAAAAAAGCTCAATATAGATCCTAGCATTATAAATAAAATCAAAACTGAAGATAATGCAATTCGTATAGGTGACATTGTAAAAACATTTTAGTTCTTGACAATTTATATGCCAAATGGTAAGATATCTTCAAACAGAAATGGTCGTTGTTAAATGACTGGCGAAAATCCCTCTTACCATTTGTATGGAAAGGGGGATTTTTTCTTTTATGAATACAGAATATGATAAACCATTTAAAACATATGATGAAATGCTTTCTTTGATGGAAAAAAGAAATATTATCATCAATGATAAAGAGTTTGCTAAAAATGCTTTATCTAATTTATCTTATTACAGTTTAATTAACGGATATAAAAACACATTTTTACAGGTAAAAGGAACCGATGACTTTATCGAAGGTACAAAATTCGAAGAACTTTATACTATTAATCAGCTTGATGTTAGCCTTAATAATATAATTTTTAAATATATTCTATATTTAGAACGATCATTAAAATCTAAAGTATCTTACATAGTATCTCAATCATTTGGTGTTTATACAGATAAAAATGATATATCTTGCACAGATTCTAATGATTATTTATATTATAAAAATTACAGTTCTTCGACTGGAAAAAGAATTGATATAGTTAAAAAATTGAAGAATTGTATAATTGAAAACCATCATAATAATATTATTGAACATTATATAAACACTAAGAATCATATTCCTCCATGGATATTAACCTATAATATTCCATTTGGATTAACGATTGAATGGTATTCTATATTAAAAAATGCAGAAAAAAGCTATGTATGTAGTGCTTTTATTTCTTCCGAAACACTCTCTATGGACGAAAGAAAAGAATTTTTACGCCAGGCATTATTATTAGCTCGTGAATATAGAAATAAAATTGCACACGGAAACCGAACATTTAATATATCCGGCTTACCTGTGCTTCCAAAAAATCAATTATTAGAATTATCTCATTACGCTGTATCCTCTGAAGAATACAATAATGGATTAGCTCAGTGCGATTTGCTTTCTATATTGCTTTTACTTGTTATCCTGCTAAACGATAAATATTTATGTGCCAATTTATTATCTGACTTAACATCACTCTTTGCACCTTATGAGCAACATCTTTTTAATAATAAAAATATTTATGAAATTTTCAATTTACCAAATGATGTTCTTATGCGCGTAAAGAATCTGATAGATAATATATATAATATGCCACTTGAAGAAGCTTTATCTCAAAGCAATACATAACATCATAAAATAAAAGCCCCTGTGCTACCAACACGAAAGAAGGTGAACATTTTCTTTTTCTTTGAGTTCGATGAAGATACTGGTATAACTACTCCGTACCATATTGATGAACAGGGCATTAGCCCAGAGGAGTTTGAATTTTTTAATAATAAAGTGCGTAAGATATGGATCGTGCAAGACGAGGAATGGTATTTCTCAATAGTTGATGTATGTCAATTGCTTACTGATAGTTCTGATGGTAGAAAATATTGGAACAAGTTAAAGCAGCGATTATCAGCCGAGGGAAGTGAACTGGTGACAAAATGTCACCAGTTGAAAATGAAAGCAGCCGATGGAAAAATGCGACTAACAGACTGTGCTAATACCGAGCAACTATTTCGTATCATTCAATCGATTCCTTCAAAAAAAGCTGAACCATTTAAAATGTGGCTTGCTAAAGTTGGGAAAGAACGACTTGACGAAATGGCAGATCCTGAAAAAGCACTTGATAGAGGATTATCTTACTATCGAGAAAAGGGATATTCTGACGAGTGGATTAAACAACGATTACAATCTAAAACTATACGTGATGAATTAACAGATGAATGGAAACGTGTAGGAATCAAGGATTCTAAAGATTACGCTGTTCTTACAAATATACTTACTGCTGCCTGGTCCGGAAAAACAGTTCAAAAGTATAAGCAATTTAAAAACATACATAAAGAAAATCTCAGGGATAACATGACTAACATTGAATTAACTCTTAATCAGTTAGCAGAAGTTTCAGCTACAGCTATATCTAAAGCTAAGGATCCTGCTGATATTTCTGAAAGCAAACAAATTGCATCAGAAGGTGGAAATGTTGCAAAAACTGCACGCAAAGAACTTGAGGCAAAACTTGGTCATAGTGTCATATCACCATTAAATGCTTCTGACCCACCATCCTTGGAAGTTAAAAACAACAAGAATTAACTAAATAAAAGCCCCTGTGCTACCAACACAAGAGCTTTTACCACGATACTTACATAAGCACTGCTTATGATATAATACCGCCTTAGACAAGCCATATTATATCATTTCTAACACCGCTTATGCAAGTAGGTGTTATTTTTATACCCATTTTTACTGAGTTGCACCGGTGCAACTTGCATATATTTTACAGAGAGGATGATTATTATGGCTAAGGATATACTTAATATGAAATCTGCTTGTGCCTACATACGTGTGTCCACGGATAAACAAGAAGAACTTTCGCCAGATGCACAGAAGCGGCTTTTGATTGACTTTGCAAAAAAGAATAATATGTCTCTTTTGGCAGAAAACATTTACATTGATAATGGTATTTCCGGCAAGAAAGCAGACAAACGCCCAGAATTTATGAAAATGATAGGAATGGCAAAAAGCAAAGAACACCCATTCGATGTTATTCTTGTATGGAAATTCAGCCGATTTGCGCGTAATCAGGAAGAATCGATTGTCTACAAATCTTTACTTAAAAAGAACCGTGTTGATGTTGTGAGTGTATCCGAGCCACTTATTGATGGTCCTTTTGGTACCTTAATAGAACGTATAATAGAGTGGATGGATGAATACTATTCTATTCGTCTGTCTGGCGAAGTTCTAAGAGGTATGACTGAGAAAGCCTTACGAGGTGGTTACCAGTCTTCTCTCCCTCTTGGTTACCGAATGAATAAAGAGACTGGCATACCTTACATATACGAAGAAGAAGCTGTTATTGTAAGAAAAATATACAATGACTACATTGCCGGCCACAGCTACTTGGAAATTGCCAGGGAACTTAATGCCATTGGATATAAAACTAAGCGTGGGGCTACATTTGAGGGACGTACTGTTGAATATATATTAAGTAATCCATTTTATTATGGAGCCGTCCGCTGGAATAGACAAAATCACGACAATCATACAATAAAGGACATTAGTGAATGGATTATTGTTATGGGTAAACACCCAGCAATAATTGATAAAGAAACTTGGGATTTGGTACAACATCTTATGGCTTTAAGAAGCAAACCATACAAAGCACGAGCCGCTGGACATATGAAGCATTGGCTTGGCGGAATTGTAAAATGCTCTGACTGCGGAGCTTCTCTTATGGCTGGGCTTAATGCTACACGTTACCAATGTGGCAATTACAACAAAGGCAAATGCCTGCGCAGCCATTTTATAAAAACTGCTGCCCTTGAACAGGCTGTATATAACGCATTTGAACGAGTTTTTGATGGAACTACCGAATTGCATTACGAACTAAAAAAGGCTTCAAACGAAGCTAATACAAATGACAGAGATATACTTCTTAGTAAACTATCTAAACTTGATGATAAAGAAGCTAGAATAAAGCAAGCATACCGGGATGGAATTGATACAATAGAAGAATATAAAGAAAATAAACAACTGCTTAATGACGAACGTAAAGCACTTGAAAAACAGTTGGAAGCCTTCAGCTTGGCATCTGATGATTCTAATGCAGATATGCTTAAGAACATCTCAACTGTATATGACATTATAAAAGATACCTCTAATGATACTCTTACAAGGGCTAATGCTATAAGAAGTGTTGTTGACCATATGGTATATGATAAAGAAAATGATAAATTGGAAGTGTACTTCTTCCTACAAAAATAAATAGCAAACATTTTACTTACTATATTTTTACCAAGTTGTCAAACCCGCATATATGCTGGCTTTTCAGCAGTATACCTTATTGAAGTATGGTGGACCGGACGGCGAGCTTGGTGCTTCTATGCGTTACATCTCACAAAGATATTCTATGCCATACAGGGAAGTTGCCGGGCTGCTTACAGATATCGGCACTGAGGAGCTGGGGCATTTTGAAATGATTAGCACAATGGTTCACCAGCTCACAAGAAACCTTACAATGGAACAGATTAAAGGAACTCCTTTTGAAGCCTACTATGTAGACCATACATCAGCCGTGTGGCCTCAGGCGGCAGGTGGTATTCCATTTAATGCGTGCGAATTCCAGTCAAAAGGTGATTCTATAACAGATATCGTTGAAGATATGGCGGCAGAACAAAAGGCACGCACAACTTACGATAACCTTATAAGGCTTGCCAAAGATGACCCCGATGTTCTCGACCCGCTTAAATTCTTAAGAGAGCGTGAAATCGTCCACTTCCAACGTTTTGGTGAAGCCTTATCTATAATACAGAGCAAGCTTGACTGTAATAATTACTATCTATACAATCCTGAATTTGATAAAAACTGCAACTGTATCAAGAAATAATTATGCCAATATGAAATCATAGTCTATAGCATAAAATTGGACTGTCGCAATAAGAAAATATAACTATATAGATATACCGACTTAACTATCAATCTATATAATATATACATTTCTTAGTGCGGCAGCCCCTTTATTAATATATAAAGCTGTCTGGCAGGTGTACGCTCTCCTGTATCTTCCTTATATTTCCTGTCTATACAAGCTGCGTGTGAACCATACGAATTCTTCCACATCAGATAGCTTCTATATCCAATAATAATTTGTATCAAATAATAATTATATATTCTTAATTAGTATGTCATAACCTCGTATCCATCATCAGTAACGTGAACCATTATTTCCCACTGTGCTGAATATGAATCATCTTCTGTGTATATTGTCCAGCCATTGTCATCATCAACATATACATCCGGGTAACCGGCATTAATCATTGGCTCAATAGTGAATACCATACCGGGTGCCATAACCATACCTGTTCCCTTCTTAATAACATAACTGACAAATGGTGTTTCGTGGAATTCAAGACCAATTCCGTGTCCGCCCACTTCACGAACCACTGAATATCCATTTTCCTTGGCGTGCTTGCTTATTGCATCTGCAACATCCCCCAGATGTCCCCAGGGCTTAACCTGTGCAAGTCCAAGCTCCACACATTCCTTTGCAACATCTACAAGCTTCTTATGCTCTGGTGCAACATTTCCTAAACAGAACATTCTTGAAGAATCTGAAAAATAGCCATTAAGAATTGTTGAGCAGTCAACATTTATGATATCACCATCTGCTAATACTATATTAGATGATGGAATACCGTGACATACTTCATTGTTAATAGATGTACACACACTCTTTGGAAATCCTTCATAATTAAGAGGTGCCGGAATTCCACCCATAGCTGTTGTCTTTTCATACACCATCTCATCAATTTCCTGTGTTGTCATACCCACTTTAATGTTCTCAGCTACATAATCAAGTACAGCAATATTAATCTTACTGCTCTCTCTCATACCCTGAAGCTGTTCTTCATTCTTTATAATGCTTCTTGGTGGAACTTTGTGGAATTTCTTTCTGTACATTTCAATTTTCTTATCAAAATCCATATGGCATTCACAATAAGGCTTTTTACTGCCACACCAGCAAGGGTCATTTCTCATTAACTTCTTCATTGTTGTTACTCCTCATTTCTGTGCATATATACACTTTCTAATCTGTAATATCACTATATATACAATACCAATTTATAATACTGTTATACATATGCAATACCACAATATATCTACATCAACTATACCTGCAAATTACTAATTACTGCTATATATCCTCACCTTCACATTATTGCTGTAATACCTCAACTATAGCTGGCAGGAACTGCTTTTTACGCGAAACAACACCAGGAAGTATTACATAATTGTTGGTTATCTCATCAAGGTTAAATGCCTGCATAAGCACCTGTTCAGCATTCTTACCTGATAACATAACATAAGATGTCTCTTTCATTACATCTGTCAGAAGAAGATATGCAATATTTATCTCATCTGACTTATCCGTAACACTTGTGATATAAGAAGCTTCTTTCTTAATAAGCCCCTCTATCTCTTCCTGACTCATACAATTTACTTGTCCAACACCTACAGTTATCTCTCCAATTGAGAACTTTTTGTAATCCCTATAGAATATCTCTTCTTCTGATTTGTCGGAAAGATTACTTCCTGCCCTGAACATTTCCCTGCCGTATTCTTCTATATCAATACCAGCTATATCAGCTAATACCTGACAGGCATCAACATCATAGTGTGTGCAGGTTGGTGATTTTAATATAAGCGTATCTGATATTATTGCCGAACATAACAGTGCGGCTGTCGTCTTATCAATATCTATATTATGCTCACAGTACATCTGATATATTATTGTTGCAGTACAGCCAAGCGGCTGATTTCTGAAAAATACAGGTGTTATCGTCTGTATGCAGCCAAGTCTGTGATGATCTATTATCTCTAATATATCAGTATCCTCAATACCAAATACAGCCTGATTTTTTTCATTATGGTCTACAAGAATTATCTTCTTCTTATCGGTCTTAATAATATTTCTTCTTGAAATCATACCGACATATCTGCCTGTATCGTCCTCAATTGGGAAATCCCTGTAACGCTTCTTAGCCATTATATCCTGTATATCTTCAATAAAATCGTTTAGCTTGAACTTAATAAGTGCTTCCTGCTTCATAAAGAAACTTACAGGAATGGCCTGATTAATAAGTCTTGCAACTGTATATGTATCATACGCTGTCGATATTATAACACAATTATGCTGTGCAGCTATCTTGGTTATTGTGCTTGATACCTTTGCACCCTCACATATTATAAGACATCCCGCCTCCATCTCAATAGCACATAATTGTGACTCATATCTATTGCCAAGAATTACAAAATCACCCTCTTCAATCATATTTTCCATCATATCAGGATTGGCGGCAGCAATAATCATCTTCCCCTTATTAAAATGCTTATCTATATCACCAGTTATAACCTCGCCCTTAAGGGTATCCACGATATTACTGAGACTTGTGCCTGAAACAGATAATATATCACTGTCATACATTTCAAAATATGACTTAGCAACATCACTGATTGTAACAAGTCCTTTCAGCTTATCATCTTCAATGATAGGAAGTGTCTCAACACCTCTTTCTTTCATTAATTTCCACGCATTTCTTACTGAAAGAGCTTCCGATATTCCACTTATCTTCCTGACATCAATATCTCTTACCTGAGGTCTAACATCTTTAATATATGCAGGAGGTTTTACACCACATTTTTCAAGAACATACTGAGTTTCTTCGTTAAGATGTCCTGCTCTTTTAGGAATATAATCCTCACTTCCAGTAATCAGATTTTTCAGTCTGGAATAGCATATTGCTGAGCACACCGAATCTGTATCCGGGTTCTTATGTCCTATTACATATACCTCTCTCATAACAATCTCCATTCTTACGCAATTTAATACAACATTGCTGTATTGCGAAGGGACAACAGGCAGTCTTAATGCATACCTGCTTGTCATAGTAATCACGAATATATCATTATTTATTCATAACTTATATTATGAACTCTTATTATTAAAAAGTCCAGTATATAGATGATTGAGTTTTATTATTAAAATCCATTATATATGTGGTTAAATTTTGTTAATTAAATCCCATATATAAATAGT